GCACAGTCTTTACAAGATGCTAGACCACAAGCAAATCTATCAGCTACTGGTGGAGTACCAGATCAAATAGACAATATATTTCCACCAACAGGATCAATACCAGCTATTGGAATAGCACAAGCAAGCACAAATTTGTTATCAACTGATTTAGGAAGTGTTACAGTAGTAACATCATGAATATAGAAAAAAAATATGGTGTTATGATCGCAACACCTTGTTATGGCGGTCAACTTACAGAAGCTTATTTACATGGTATTTTACAAACAACTGTTAAAGCACAACATAAAGGTATTCAAGTTCATTTAAATACTATGGGTAATGAAAGTTTAATTACTAGAGCAAGAAACACATTAGTTAGCCAATTTTTAGATTTTGATGAAAAAGAACCTGATAGATTTACTCATTTATTATTTATTGATAGTGATATAGGATTTGGTGCAGAAAATGTAATTAGATTAGTAGAATCAGGTCATGATGTTTGTGCTGGAATTTATCCTAGAAAATCTATTGATTGGAAATCAGTTCCAAAGTTTTTAAAAGAAACAGGAGAAGAAGGATTAGAACAAAAAGCTTTAGGTTATAATTTAAATTTTGCAGAACCATTGAACATTAAAGTTAAAAATGGATTTACTGAAGTATTAGATGCTGCAACAGGTTTTATGTGTATTAAAAAAGAAGTTTTTTATAAAATGAAAAAAGCTTATCCAAATTTAAAATATACAAGTGATCAGATAATAAATAATGAAAGGTTTTCAAGTAATAATTGTTTTGCATTTTTTGACTGTATTATTGATGAAAAAAGTAATAGATATTTATCAGAAGATTATGCTTTTTGTAGATTATGGCAAAAAATAGGTGGTAAAATCTACGCTGATGTTATTAGTCCATTAACTCATTATGGAACATATGCATTTAAAGGTAATGTATGGACTAAGTTTAATGTAGAAGGAGAAAATAAAAATGCCGATGACATACACCAGTCTAAAGACTGATATACAAACTTGGGCTGAAAATACAGGAACTGATTTTACAAATCAATTAGATACATTTATAGATAATACTCAACAAAAATTATCTAGAGAAATTGATCCTACAGGATTCAATCAAAACGTACAATCTAATACAAGTATAGGAGATAGATTTATTACACTTCCTTCTGCTATAGAACCTATGCTTCTAAATTATGTAAATATAATTGTAAATAATGAAAGACAATTTCTAGAAATAAAACCATTAGAGTATGTTCAAGAATATTGGCCTAATACATCTATTACATCTACACCTAGATATTTTTCTAATTTTAATGATACTACATTATATGTAGCACCAACTCCAGATGCTGAATATACAATAGAATTAGGGTATCAAGGAAGAATTAATCCTTTATCTAATACTAATACAACTAATTGGTATACTGAAAATGCATCAGATGCTCTTTTATATGGTTGTTTATCTGAAGCAAATCTCTTTACAAAAAACATGGAAGACTATAATATATACAAACAAAAGTATGTCGAAAGTGTGGCTGCTATTAATAACGAAGCTCGTAGAAACAGAAGAACTGACTATAAGTTTCCAGGTAGTCCACTAGGCGAAAACACATTAACTGGAGGACAATAAACATGGCAATATCTCAAGCGATTACAGTGTCGTTTAAGCAAGACTTAATGTCGCCTGGCGGAAACTTAGAAGCTCAGACATTAAAGTGTGCACTTTACGACAACACTGCAACTCTTAATCAAAATACTACTGCTTATACTACAGCAAATGAAATATCAGACAGTGGTACTAATTACACAACTGGCGGTGCTACATTAACTAATGTTGCAATTTCTACAGATGGAACAACAGCAATTTTTGATGCTGATAATGTTTCATTTGCAAATGCAACTATTTCTGCTCAAGCTGCACTTATTTATAATGCTAACAATAGTAATTCTTCTATTGCAGTATTAGATTTTGGTGGTGTAAAAACATCTACTAATGGTACATTTGAGTTACAGTTTCCTAACGCTGACGCTACTAACGGTTTGATAAGAATAG